TGCTCGCGGTTGGATTGAGAGTGTGATCGGGTGCGAACCCGACCTAACTTCGATCTATGATCAGTGTGACTTTACTTCCGGTGCTTCTATAGGCGTTTCCGGTGAACGCACTTCAGCAGTTCGAAAACTGCTTACAAGTGAGTGGACCGTGACGCCCTGGGCATCGTGGCATGCGAAACAAGCTTTACTTAGGCACCAGCAGATCGCAACCAGCTTATCTTCCGATATGGAGGATATTGTTTGTTATGATCTGCCTGCTCTCGAACAACAAATCGAGGTAAAGTGTAAGCGCATACGATACAATAAAATTGCTACTGTACCAAAGAATGCTAAAACACATCGTGTTATAGCAATTGAACCACTCCTTAACGGTTTGGTGCAAACAGGGGTTGATACCGAACTACGCAATAAATTGCGTCGTGTAGGGATCAACTTAAACGACCAATCGAAAAATCAAACTCTTGCTAGAGTTGGATCCACTACATTGGTTAACCCTTATTGCACTATAGACCTATCACAAGCCTCGGACTCCATGAGTCTCGAGGTAATCCGTGATATGCTCCCACGACAATGGTTTACGTTGCTCTCTGAGCTACGTGCACCTGAGTTTATGTGGGAAGACGTCTCGTATTCGTACGAGAAGTTCTGCAGCATGGGGAATGGCTTCAACTTTCCACTACAAACCTTGCTTTACGCATCTGTTTGTTACGCTTGTGCCCGCATCTGCGGGTATTCTGAGAACTTCGATGATTTCGCCGTTTACGGTGATGACATCGTGGTCCGTCAGGATATCGCACTTCTAGTGATAGAAGTACTTCGACACATGGGATTCCGTACGAACGTTGCAAAAACGTTTATAACGGGTCCTTTCCGCGAGTCGTGTGGAAGTGATTGGTACGCAGGCCAGGACGTTCGTCCTGTTGAGTATGACGCGCCGATAGAAGACATACGTCAACTATTTGCTATTCACAACTCTACCCTTAGATCTGAAGTTACTGAAACTTTTCTTGAAGAGTTTCGTGAAACCTGCCGGTCCCTTGCTTCGAGGAACGTAGTCGCATTCAATTGCTACTTACGTCCTGGACGCGAGCCCGGAGATCAGGCATTCAGTGTACCTTTAGATCTAGCGGTGGCTAGTGATTACGTCAGATGGAAACCAGACACGTGGAGTTGGCAATGGAAAGAAATCCTTTCTCTTCCAGTTGTTGACTCCTTACGCGATGTCTGGCCCATCAGTGGGTCAAGCCGAGCCCACCTCTATGCTATTCTACGAGGATCTTCATCCTCGCAGATAGCATCCCTGCGATATACTTCTAGACCACGCACACGGACAGGTTCATACTGGCCGAGGTGCACGTACCATGGTATGTCCTACTCTAAAGGTAGGCGCGCCACGGG